CCATTTCAATCCGACGAATTGCATTCTCTAATGTACTATCGATGACAGAAACATCTTTTGTTTCCGCTTCAAGAGCATGAATTCTTTCACGAAAACTTTCAATCTTACTTTCTAATACAGCAAGTTTAGAGTCTTGTTCTGCATCTTTATTTGTCAGATCGCTCATCGTCTTCCAACTCCGCAAAAGCAAGTTTCATAATTGTATATATGTAGTAACCAACTCCAGCAAGAAGTATTAGCAAGGAAATGATAATACTCCAAGTTACATCATTTACATCGGCAAGAGGTCGTAATAGTAAATTCATCTTTTACTATTCCTACTAGGAATCATCTGATATGCCAACTTGTCGCGCAATTTATTAATTCTTTCCTCATCGTAATGAGCAAAATTTGGATACTTCTCTACTTTTTTATAGTAGTGAAGAGCATTTTGAATGATGGTAAAATCTTCCATCGTTAATTCAAAGTTCATGGATTATCAGGATCAATACCTAAACTATCTAGGTAATCTATCCACCAATCCGGATCTTTCTGCCTTTTCCAATTAGGAACTTCTAAACCAAGTTTAGAATAATGCTCTTCTAAAGCATCATCTATAATCTGTGCGATTTCCATATTCCTCTTCCTCTTCATCAACGTCTGCATATGCATTCTCCACAAAGGGTCCTCGTTTTCGTAGAGGTTCTTGTCTGACATAATCCTGCTCTGCATTAACGGCTTCAATCCATACAGCAAGTTTCATCACGATGAAGATAATGATTAGTGGTGTGAAGCAACCAACTAAAACTACGGGGTTCATTTGTGACTCCTATCGAAAGGTTCCCAGTGTTCCCATCCATATTTATGGACAAGGTGCATTCCTACGATGGGAACAAACACAAGAAAGAACCCCATGACACCTAAGCACCAAGGGGTTTGCATAACAGATCTAACGAACAGTTGAACGTGGTTCATCGAAATACTCGGGGAAAGGACAACCTTTAAAATCGTTTATCTCATCTACTGCTAAGACAAACATAGTACAGAAACCGACACAGAAAGCGAATAACATTTGGGGAAAATTGTAGTTTCCCATGTGGGCAGTAGGATCAGGTTCATCATCATGAGGATGAAGATGTTTACTGATCTGTTCTATTCGTTTTTGTTTTTCCTTTTCTTTATCATCCATTTTACTTACGGCGTCTTACAGGCCATGTTAGTTCCATGGCAGAAATTAGCAACAAAATGAAAGCAAATACAAACAATGCGGATGTCATGCTGGATAATCCCAATTAGCAATGTATTCTGTTTTGTGTTGTGGACCCCAAGTTCCAGGAAGATAAAGATATGGAACAGTACGAATAGGGCATTTCTCACCAGTACATAGAAGATCATCAACGATCCTCCAAGACTCCATCACTTCTTCAGAATGAACAAAATGTGATTGATCACCATTTATGGCGTCGTGAAGAAGTTTTTCATATCCATCGATTGCTCTGTCTTGGGGATAGTTATGAGTAAGAGTGGCGAGTTCAAGAGCATTACCAAGACCAGGTGACTTAATATCCATACGAATATCTAAATGGGGGTTTGGTTGAAGACGAATAACAATACGGTCGTTGACTTCCCCTTCATATAATTTTAATGATGGAACTTTAAGTTTAATTACAACTTCAACACACCCATAGGGCATGTTCTTACCAGTCATGACGCGAAAAGGAACACCCTCCCAACGCCAGTTATCGACATATAAAGTACCAGCAACATAGGTAGGAGTGTGACTACGAGGATCAACGCCCTCTTCAGATTTGTAACCTTCGTATTGTCCAAGGATTATATCCTCCCCTAAACGAGTAGCAGCAAGAACTTTTGTTTTCTCTCGACGAACTTCCTTTGCATCCATTCTGCAAGGAGGTTCCATTGCAATCAATGCCAAAACCTGTAGAACATGATTTTGTAGCATGTCTCTAACTGCACCAGCAGTTTCATAATATTGGGAGCGACCTTCACAACCGATAGTCTCAGTTGCAAAGATTTGAATTTCCTCTATGTACTGCCTGTTCCAAAGTGGTTCCAGTAGAATATTGCTAAAGCGGGTGGCAAGGATATTATTAACAGTATCTTTACCGAGATAATGATCAATGCGATAGACTTGTTTTTCCCGTAGATGTCTAGCAACCACAGTTGATAGATGATCAGCAGATTTATAATCGTGCCCAAAGGGTTTTTCAATAACCACACGCGACCTTTCGGGGTCATCGAGACATCCTGCTTCTTTGAGGTTGGTGATGGCATTTTCGTATCTCTCAGGAGGAACAGATAAGAAGTAAGTCATATCATCAATATAATCTGGTAGATGTCTAAGTGTTTCAACCATAGACAAGTCAGCACACTGATAATCCAAATGATGTAGGAAGTCATCAGGATAATCACCCAATGACTCTTTCCACATTTCTGCTGTGGGTTCTCTTCTAGCAGAACCCAAGATTAAAAAATTATCTGGGAGAAGTTCTTTCTGCCAGAGTTTGTATAGTGCAGGGATTAGTTTCTTCTTGCAAAGGTCTCCCGTTGCTCCGAAGATTACTATACCTTTAGTGAGCGGTTCCGTTTCCATCGTATTTTTCTGATTCGTAGTATACATTTTCACCTCTAAATCGTCCGAAGAAGATGGTGGCACATACAAAGGGCGCTGCCGCCCATAGAAGGAATTGGGCAAATGTCATTTCTCCTGTCCTTTATCTGACATGGTGTCCTCCGAACATGTAACGCATTCCGTTTAGAACCTTGGACGCGAAAGCACCAAGACTGCGTGAATTAAAACGTTCATACAAAGCACTACTGATAACAGGAGCGGGTACCCCAAGATCCACAGCAGCGTGAACCGTCCAACGACCCTCACCACTATCGCTGACTCCCCCGCCGAACTCGCTAAGCTCTCGATCGCGCCTAAGTACATCAGCGGTAAGATCAAGTAACCAACTGCCAACAACGCTACCGCGCCTCCATAACTCAGCCACTTCAGCAACGTCAATATCGTATTGATAATCTTCCGGATTCTCCATCGGAGCAACCTCAGCATCACCTTCCTTAACGTATTGCGCCCCAGCATTAGCCTCATGCAGGATATTAAATCCTTCTGCGTATGCTTGCATGATTCCATATTCGATTCCATTATGTACCATCTTCACAAAATGACCTGCACCTGGTGCTCCACAATGCAACCATCCTAATTCAGACTGCCTAACATAGTCGCCTGGCTGAGTGCGCTCGGCAGATCCGATGCCTGGTGCGAGTGCATTAAAGAGTGGAGAGCAGACGGATACTGCATGATCTGCACCACCAACCATAAGACAGTATCCACGCTCCAAACCGTAAACACCACCACTAGTACCGCAGTCAATATACGAGATGCCAAGTTTAGATAACCTTTCTGCCCGTCGTCGAGAGTCCTTAAAATTGCTATTGCCATGATCAATAATAATATCGCCTTCCACACAAAATGATAGTAACTCATCGAGTGTCTCCTCTACAGTTTCTGCTGGTACAACCATCATAAAGACACCAGGAGATTTTGACTCTTCTTGTGTAAGGATTCCAAGACCTGTGTGTACTACTTGAACAAGGCTTTCCAAAGAAGTGGTACATCCACTGATATAACCCGCTTCAAATTGTTCTTGAGCTTTTGCATAATTGTTTCTATACCCCCATACTTCGTGACCTGCATCAATAAGACGGCGGGACATGCCTTCGCCCATCCGTCCAAGTCCAATCATTCCAACTTTCATAGAACCCTCCCAGGAACATAATCTCCAAGACTGAGTAAAACTTCATCTAAAATTTTACCATACTCATTAAATTGTCTGTCGCCTGCAATAAAACATCTTTGACGACGCCAAATTGCTTCTGCAAGCATTCGTTTTTCTTCTTCTGTGAACTGATCCATTCTCATTTGCTTGACTCCGTTTGTTTTAGTAAATCACTTAAATCTGGTGGAAATGGTTCAAGATCTTTCTCTCTTGCAGTTAATCGATCTGGATCAAGAATTCTCATCGCTTCTTGTAATTCTTGGAAGTGTTGGATCTCATCATTCATTATACGCCAAATGTCCTTATCATACCAGTCTTCATATGCAAGATACTTTGCATATGTCTCTGCAGCGTGCATCTCTATTTCGTAGGAGAGATGGTAAGCAGCGCGAGGAGCCACCCAGTAATAAACCACATTGATCCAATAATAGATAAGGACGAGGTGTCTGGCGACAAAGCGATCAATCCAATAAGAATTACCGCCCCTACTTTCCATGTATTCAAGATGTTCTGTTTCATTTACAGACTGCTCGAAGTGTTCTTTCATTAAGTATACATGCCACTGACCACGCAAACCTAAAGACTCTCTTAAATGTAAAACACTCAAAAATGCAAAATAAGGTGCCCGAGCAATCTCCTCAAGCACCCAGAAACGTTGAAAATGACGCCCTCTATAGAGATAGTCAATGATTGCGACAGTGATGTTTAAAACAAAACTGTTAATTGATTCCATATCATTCGACGTGTACAGTACCGATCATGCCCGCACCTTTATGTGGAGCACACCAATAAGTGTAATCACCTGCATCAGGGAAGGCAACCTCAAAGTCTTCACCTGGCAACATTGCCAGGGATTCGTGACTTAATTCTGGATGATCTTCTACAACCACATTATGTGGTGGAAGCATATTATTAACAAAATGAACTGACTCGCCAGCAGCAATAGTAACCTCTGCTGGATCAAAAACTAGATTCCCATTTGAACCCATCTGAACATCTACCGCCCATGCGGGAGCTGCGAGAAAAAGTGTAGCCAAAAATGCAAATATAAACTTCATAAAAGTTTACGCGACTACACTATCTATGTAGAGTTATACCTTTCTTATATTAATGTAACGAGGATTTGTCTTGGCTTCCTGACTTACCATTTCGCCAAATTCTGTGCAACATTTACACCACTTTTTTCTTAAATTTTTGGTTTCTTGCAAATGCTTTTTTTCTGGATTCTCAAAAAAAGAAAACCACTCCCTCCAAAGTTCAGCACACTCGTCTGACTTTTTTTGAAGGTGTGGTTCTCGATACAATTAAATTACTGCTTTGGTTCAATTGCAGACTGGACTGGAGGTTCCTCTTTTCTCTTCGTCGGTGTTTTTCCATTACCACCTGCCTTAGCAGGAGAAAGTCCAAACGCAGCTAGAGATCCGGAGAAGACCGATGCGATGAAGGTAGGATCAAAATCTAAAATCTTTTGACCATTTGGAAGTCTAACGTAGGAAAATGTCAGGAGAGAGGCAGACCAAATAAGTACAACAACTTTTACAAGATTACCAAGGACTTCACTCTTATCTTCATCATGGTCTTCCTTCTCTACAACTTTGGATTTGTCTTCCGCCATTAGTAGAGTAGCAAGGCAATTTTATTTAGGAAGATGTCCGTTCTCTACCAACCATTTGCGTGTCAGAGGAGTAGGTTCATATACTTCCCACATTTTACCTGCCGCACACGCTTGAAGTGCTTTCATAGTCATACCTTCAGTACGACCTGCCCAACCTGCCTCTGCTTCCCAGGGCACAGCATTTGCTGGATAGGTGCGTTCTGCCATCACACGCCAAACAATAGGAACTTCTTCTTCAGGTTTGATAATAGCAATCAAACTATTCTTGATACTACCTGCCATACAGTCTTGAGCAGCGTGCCAACCCTCATGACGCATTACTTGCATCAAATAATTAGTGCTTCCCATATGATCTCTGTTGAGAAAAAAGTTATTACTCACAGTGTGATAAACACCACGATGATTGATAGGGAAATACTTTGGATCTGCTAGAAACACATTAACGCCGACATGTTCCAGGGCAACGAGCATTGCGTTGAACTCGTCAGCAACAATACTATAATCAATATCGGGATACTCGTCAGCAATACTAGCGATACTTTCGACTTTATCGACTCCATCAGTACACTCTCGAAGTAACATACACCCCATTGCATCCATAGTGTTGTAACCCTTGGTGATCTTAGAGTCATCAGCCAATGCTGGAGCAGACAACGATGCCGCCGCCAACAAACTCATAATAATTTTTTTCATATCAGAAAGAAGGAACAGAAGGACCAGTTGTAGAAGGGACAGTTGTAGAAGGGACAGCAGGAATAGCACCACCAGTAGCACCAGGAAGTTCGGGCATTGCTGCATCTAACATTCCAGGAAGTGCTCCTGCAATTGCTTCTGCTGCTGCCTTAGCAACTCTCTCCTTTACTTGCTCTGCGATGGCATCTCGACGCAAGTAAACAACTGTTCCTCCACCAATGATGCCTGCAGTTCCTACAAATGATAGAACTGCTAATACATTAATTACTTTTTGCATAATAAGCCTCGTAGTATTTTACAATCCCCGCAGTATTCATATTACCTTGGGAAACCCAATCTTGAGCACACTCATAGATTGATTGGTTTGAGTATTTAGGAACTACTCCCTCCAACTGATGCCCAAACTTTGAAAGTAAAACATGAAGTGCTTGCTCTCTAACTTTCATCTTTTGGTCACTATAACGCCAATCATCAATGCTCATCGAAACTGCTCCACACCTGTACCAGATTGCCAACCACCAGGACCTTCTTGGAAGTTTTCAGAACCACCTTGATATTGTGTTTCTGCTACAGTGTTCCAATTTGCAGTCGCTTTCTCATAGAGTTTCTGATGAATATCAGCAGACTCTTTGCCTTCAGACTCATCAAGAATCTGTTGTTCTGCTACTGCCTGTTCATGTGCTTCCTTGTAACTCATCTGCTTTTCGGAGTAGATAGGAGGGGAGAACCAAGGATCAATCTCTAGGTAATCGGGAGCAGGAACCCCAGTATAGGGTTCTTGGAAGTCTTCACAATTAACTACTTCATCATCAATTGCACATTCGACTTTCCAAGAACCACCAACACCACCATCCATATTAACAGTAATGTCGTCTCCAATCTCAGACTTTGGAATAAAAACTTCTTTAAGTGCTGCAAGTGCTCTAGTGATCATGTCCACTCCAGTTTTTTAACGTATTCGTAAGCGTAAATTTCTCTAGGACCTTTAATGCCCCATCCTAACCAATAATAAGCAGGGACCATGTATTGTTGGACAGTTCTCCCTCTGCCCTCAAACTCGGGCAAGTAGCGTCGGAAGACACTTTCGTTAATCATATAACGAGTTTGACCTTCCAGACTGCTTGGGTCACACTTATACTTATCACAGAACTTACCGAGGTTATTATAGCGACCTACTGAGGTCCACTGAATAAGACCATAACCACCGCGAGTGCAATCCCTGTAAGAAACTCGAGCCCCTCCCTCGCATACGTTGGCACGGAAGTTAGACTCCTGTTTGATATTTCCCATAATCGTAGCAAGAGAATTACGATCGGAAATCTTGGTGTGTTCTTGGAGTTCTTTAAGGACATATTGTTCTTCTGGTGTACATCCCTCACACTTCCAAGTAGGGGACTTATACTCTACTACTTCAATCGGTTTAACCGTAGGAGGTGCCTCAACAGGTCCTAGAGAAAACAAAGAGAGTAATGCGGTAATCATATTTTTTATCAAATTCATCTCTATGATAGTAGAAGAAAAAGAGGGTGTCAAGCACCCTCTACATTAATATATGTATCTTTTTTAAATTGGGTTATAAGAAGGAATCATCATACCGCCATCCATATCATCATTATCATCAGGGGGATCTTCAGAAAAAAGAACCGAATAAAAAATGAATGTTGCTAGTAATATAGACCCTAAAATTAACATCACCAAATACCTGGGATGATCTGACCAGTTGCGGCATAAGAACCCATTGCTGCAACTACTCCGAGCATTGCTGCCCAACCGTTAATACGTTCTGCTTTTTCGTTCATTGTTTTTCCTCTAGTGTTTTGTTAATAATGATGACTCTTTTGCCATCGTGAGTAAATTGTAACTCATCGTCAGGATGCCACAGTAGCTCTTCATACAAATCATCGAGTTTCTGGACATCTCTCCATAGTGCATCTGGATCAGGCATATCAATAAAGTTCTTCTTCTTTTTCAGTTTCAATGACACAATCAGACGTGGGATATGCAACACAAGTAAGCACAAACCCTGCGTCGATTTGATCATCGTCTAGGAAAGACTGATCACTCTGATCTACAGTACCGCTCACAATCTTACCAGCACAGGAAGAACAAGCACCTGCACGACAAGAATAGTTCATATCAACTCCCTGCTCTTCAGCAGCGTCAAGGATATATTGATCGTCTTCGCAGGTGATTTGATTATCACCTTCAGGAGTTTTAAGAGTAACGCTATAAGTCATTAGTAAGTTTCTGAAAGTTGTTCTACGGAATATGCCAACAAAACAAAGAAGGCAATACTAGTCATTGTAA